TCCATTTACAAGGATGTAGACTGATACATATTATTAGTAGTTTATTCTAATTTCAACACACAACACAATGGGTAAGACTTTTCGACGTGGTGGTAACGAACGAGGTTACTACTCTCCTGGCAAATCTATCCGTGACAAGCGACAAAAAGGCGGCACTAATCGTTCTAACTGGGCAGATGACAACTATGACGACTTCCAATCCAAAGGCAACAAAAAAGGACGAAAGTTTGATGCAGTCGATGATGATGGAGGTTGGTACTGAAATCGAAAAAGAATCTGAACTTTTAGAGTTTGACGACTTTTCTGAAGTAGACTACGACCTGGATTACACCGTTCAATACTAATTCAAATGAACTTCGACGACGAATCTCAGGACATTAAGTTCAATCGAGGACTAGACTTGTTTATCGAGTCTGTCCTCAAACCTGATAGCAAATTGCGTCAGTGTGCTCACAATCAGAAGTGCTATCACGAACTGATGTATATTCGTTCGTATGTTCTTGACTATCTCAAAACCCTCCGCCGAGACGCATAATGATTGGTCTTCATTCTCAAGTTCTCAATCACGAACAGAAACTGCTAGTGAAAGATGCGCTAGTTTTGTATATTCAGGACTTGCAAAGAAAGTTTTATCGTGATAAACTGATTGACCCAGAATACTACAATGCTCAGATGTCTGAGGTTGATAGTATTGCTGAACGACTACACCTTAAAGACCTTTACAAACAATGACTGTAAAATGTATTCGTTTCCTCAGCGCAGAAAATGTCGTCGCTGACATTACTGAGGAAACATCAGATAGCATTACTATTCGTGATGCTATCGTTGCAATGCCTATTGAAGATGGAAGTAAGGTAGGATTTGCCCCCTTTGCTCCACTTCAAGACCCGAACGAAAATGAACTCACCATTCCTAAAAGTATGGTGATGTATATTGCTAACGTTGCCCCTAATCTTGAGGAGCAATATAACAGCATGTTCAATCGGATTGTGACACCTACTAAGAAACTTATCGTGTGACAGTTGGAGAACCTGCACATGGTTCTCCCAAACCCCCTAAACCTATGCAATACTAATGATGTTGGAGAAAGACATTCGCCTATTGAACAAAGTCATCCGCAAGGGTGAAAACGGACAGGTCGCATATAGCGACGAAGAACTACACAAACTGCGCTCCAAACGTCGTCAGTTGAAAGACTGGAAACGTTCTGCACAAATCTCTCAAAACAACGGATTCGGACAGTACATTAACAATGACCAAAATGATGATGACTGATGACACTTTCGGCGTCTCTTGGGACGAGAACGATATGGTTCAAGTTCAAGAAGATGACTGGGTTTCTTCTATCCTAGGCAGCGAAGAAGAAGCAATTTATGATGTTCTCGCTGAAATCAACTGATGATGACTGACAACAACCGTTACAAAGTTGTGTGGACTAAACCAAAAGCAAAGAACGGTTTCTATTCACAACAAGAAGTCGTTGTATTTGGTTTAGATAGTGTGCAACATGTTATTGAAAACATGGTTCCAAAAGGTCAAGGATGGGATGTTTATCCTGCTTGACAAATACACTAATTTGGTGTAATATATACTCTAGTCCTATGTGGACAACCCAAACCCAAAATTAAAATTAAAATGACAACAACCCAAATCCCCTTTCTCTCTACTAACGTAGAGATAGAAGGTTATATTGAGGACGAACTTACTCCTCTGACTGAAATCTACAAACAAGTAGAAAAACGTCTTAAGACTCCCCAAGGTAAAACTGGTGAGTATCTAGAACCAGGCACTGTTACAGGCGAAGAACTATACATTTGCCGAAGAGTTCAACGAGAAATTGCAACACGTCAAATCAATACTTACGGTAAATATAATCGTATGTACGCTCGTGATTTGATTATTGCCATTCGACCAAATGGTAAGAAAGTTGATATTGATGGTCAACACACAGCGTTGTTAGAAATGGCATCGCGTAGAGGTGAAGTTGACTTGGCAGAACCTATGCCATGTAAGTACATTAAACATCCCCCCAATCGTACTCTTGAAGAGTGCGTTCGTATCGAGTCTGAAGTATTCTTTGCGTACAATAGTTACCGTAAAGACCCATCTTATGTCGATAAGATGAAGACTGGTCGTAACTTTGATATTCCAGAAGCACTGGAGTATGATAACAATTTGATCGATTGTGGAGTTTATATCGAGGGATACGATTTCTTGGGTGATACTGATGGCATCCCTATGGCAGGTGAGTATCAGTGGAGACAAGCAATTAAGCAGTATGGTGCTGTAACTGTTGCTAAAGCATGTCAGAAACTAGGACAACTGCAAAAGCACAAAAACTGGTGTGTTGATAAGAAAAACAAACCAGTAGAATCTATCCGTGCTGATATGGTCTACATGCTTTCATGCGTCTACGACTTCATGAAGAAGGCAAAATCAGACGGTAAGATGAAAGATAAGTATCAAAGTTTGAACAAGTTCATTGATGCTGGATTGGTGCAAAAAACTCGTCCATTCTGGTACACTGGTATCTCTGGTGCTACTACAAATGTTGAAGGCGCATTGCGTATCATCAACGAGCACAATTCTACCGCTGGTTCTATTACTATCGGAGACACGTTGTTAAAGTCATATGAACCCTTCAAAAAATATATTGAAGGACAATCCAAATAGTGTCACAGACCCCTTGACAGGGGTCTTTTTTTATGCAATGATAGTAATACTTCAGAGAATTACATGAGGAAACCATTCCTTAAGTGGGCAGGCAATAAGTATAGAGTCCTTGAGCATGTTCTGCCCTTGATTGGTAGTCCCAAGCGGTATTGTGAACCGTTTGCTGGTAGTTGTGCTGTAGCACTAAATGTTGACGCACAGAAATATATTGTCAATGATATTAACAGTGACCTCATCAATCTTTACAAGTATCTGACTAATCCAAACGACGACAGTTTCATTCAGCATTGCGGTGATTTCTTTCGTCCTGAGTATAACGACAAGGAAGAGTATATTTCACTGCGTAAGTTCTTCAATGAGTCTGCTGATACCTTTGAACGTTCACGTCTGTTTGTATATCTGAACCGTCACTGTTTCAACGGTCTGACTAGATACAACTCTAGCGGTGGTTTTAATGTTCCCTTTGGTAAGATGAAGAACCCGATGCTACCCAGCACGGCAATGATGGACTTTCGTATGTACTTTCTCATGCGACAGCATTACTTCTGCAACATGTCATTTAACGATGTGAGACTATATTCACCTCTAGAATCTGGTGACGTGGTGTACTTTGACCCTCCGTATGTTCCTGCATCCGATACTGCTAACTTCGCAAGTTATGCCAAGGAAGGATTCACTTATGACCAGCAAGTAGAACTGGCAGAGTTAGCAGAATCTCTCGCTAATCGTGGTGTCAAAGTTATCATCAGCAACCATGATACTGACGTTAGTAGAGAACTTTACAAAAACGCTCAAATTCAGTCGTTGGAGGTGTCCCGTAGCATCTCCGCTAAAGGTAGCAGCAGAAAAAAAGCAAACGAACTGATTGCCGTGTACCAGTGAGCGAACTGCACACTATGGGTTGACCTGGGTGCTGTTTGCTGCCATACTATCAATGTTGAGACAACAACCCATGAAACTTTCTACAGCACAAGTTGAGGAGAAACTCAACACATTTGATTACACTCAACTCCCCAAACCTGGCAAGAATAAGGGTGACCGTGGTCAACTCTTTGAGACTGCTCTGGGTATTGAGAACGGGTCTGATTTGAATGACCTGATTGATGGTGAACTGAAGTCTTTTACCCTGACTGAACCTATCGCTGTCACGATGTTGCAGCACTGCTTGACTCAAATTATCGACGACACTGTTGAGTTTGAAGACAGCAAAGTGTACGAGAAACTGAAGCAAACTATCTACGTTGCTTTTGACCGTGCTGGTAACTTCCTGAAGTCCAAGACTATCAACGAGGCAAACTCTCCCGAGCACTATCAAGAACTCGCAGAGGATTACGGTTACATTGCCGCTCAAATCAAGGCAGCATATGCAACTGGAACTGAACTGCACACTATCAACGGACCCAACAATCTTCTTCAGATTCGTACTAAAGCAAACAAGCGTCCTGATGGTACTTACAAACCCCTAACTTACAACGGTCAGCAACTCAAAGATAAAGCGATGGCGTTCTATCTTCTGGGTAAGTTTGGTCGGGAAATTGTTACGATGTGACAATCGTACAACCTGCACATAACACTTGACAGGCACAGGGTTCTGTGCAATACTTAATCATACTCAAACGACATTCATGCAACTGCGTCCCCATCAACAACGTGCTTTCGATGCAATGCAGCAGCACGATTGTGGTCAAATCATTGTGCCTACTGGTGGCGGCAAGACTTACATCATGATTGCAGATTGTCTTGCTCGTGCTGCACAAGGTAGCACTACAGTTGTTGTTGCTCCGCGCATCCTTCTCGCTAACCAACTGTGCGAAGAGTTCATGGAGTTTGTGTCTGCTACTTGGACGCATGTTATGCACGTTCACAGTGGTGAAACGCACTACTTCAGCACTACCAAGAGCGACAAGATTGCTCTGTTCAATAACACTGCTCGCGCAGCAGGTGAGTCCTGCATTATCTTTACCACCTATCATTCTCTGCCCCGCGTTGTAGATAGCGGCATTGATATTGATACCATTTACTTCGACGAAGCACACAATGGTTGCGGTCGTGCTTTCTTTGGTGCTGTATATGCTACCGCACAGTATGCAAAGCGTCGTTACTATTTCACTGCAACTCCCCGCAATGGTCGCGGTCAATCGTATCAGCGTGGCATGAACAATAGCACCGTTTGGGGTGGTGTGCTGGAGAATGTTCCTGCTCAGGAACTCATTGCCAGTGGTGCAATCGTTCCTCCTAAAGTTGTGCCTTTCGAGACCAATCGTATCCGCACTAAGCACAACGCACACGATGTAGATTGTGACAACCTGAAGGATATGTTTGAGCAACTCGATGTATTCCAGAATCCTAAAGTTCTGGTTGCTGCACCATCTTCTAAGGTGCTCGGCAATATGCTTGGACAGACCGACATTCTGGAGTATTTCTATCGCAAAGGTTACGACGTAATGCACATCACCAGCAAGTTTGGTGCTGTCATCAACGACAAGAAAGTTGGTCGTGAAGAGTTCTTCCAGACTCTCACATCTTGGGGTGCTGATGATACTCGTAAGTTTGTAATCTTCCACTATTCCATTCTGTCTGAGGGCATCAATGTTCCTGGTCTGACGCACACTATTCTGCTGCGTAATCTGCCCATCATTGAGATGGCACAGACCATCGGACGTGTTATCCGCGTTCACAAAGATGACCGTGCTGCTGTTGCTGAGGGCAAGATTCCTGCTGGTGCGTTTCACCTCTACAAGAAATCTGAGGGCATTGTAACTATGCCTACGGGTTACAAGATGGGCAACGCTATTGCATCTCGTCTGCAAAATGTTGTCAATGCAATCTTCATTGAAGGTCGTCCTCCTCTCGCTTTCTGCTAATCATGAAATACACTACTGAACAACTAATTGACGCACTTGTGGCAGAGTGGGAATACCTCTGCCATGACGATTATGACCCCGATGATGCAACTCCCGAAGAATATCGTAAAGACTTGGAAGACTATACCTATCAAGAATTGCTTGAGGAAGCATGTGTCGATGAGGAAGGATTTACCCTAGATGATTATATGGAAGCATGGGGCAGTGTGCCAGTTGATTGAAGTGTCCACTATCGCTTGCAAAGTGCCCTGATGGGTGCCATACTATAAGAGTCAAACAAAGGAACGCCATGCGCCACACTAAAGCACAAGTCCTTGAGCAGTTTCGTCACAACTGGAAGG